AGGGGGGAGTCGCGAGACACCTTCTTGGCTAGCCAACCAATCAAAGGAAACATTACAGTCTGAGTATAGATAAGTTTATACTGGCAACCTAAAGCGGCCATATAGAACCCGGCTTGCGCGAGGTGGTCGAAGCCCGGTTCTCCACCTACTCTAACATCCAAGCTAGAATAAACAGAGGATAGGTTCTTATGTTCCACTCCTAATAAAGGTCTTCCCTCCTTATTATAAATAGCGAAGTCAGGCCTACCAGTTACTTCCTTATCTTGGATCCGGAAAGATACCGCTGCCTCTTCTTCTCTTTTAATAACTAGGTTATCTGACTCATGTCCGGATAGAACAATCTTCCAAATCTCTTCTGCAACCTTACCTCCTTCGAACATAAGGAGAGTACTGTCTTCTTTATCTTTAAGGGAGATACCCTTATATCTTAAATAGGTTTTACGTGGGCAGTTATATTTCGCGTAAGGCTGACCATCCAGAACAACTCCAGCGTTACCTCCTCTTAAAGTTCCGGCTTGCTCCCGATCCTTTTCCTCAGATTCTTTTTGAGTAAAAGAGAAGTAATCTTTTAAACTATCTTTAATATTAATCATTCTTTAAGCCCTTTTTGTGCAACCTAGTATCCTTGTTAGTTCCTAGCTCAATAGTGTGAAGAAGCATTGCGATACTAGCTAGGGCGTGTCCTAAATGACTAGCCCCGGATTCTGGGTCCAGGTCCTCACCTTCTTGATACTGAGTAAGGTGACGCATAGCTGCGGCAATAAGTCTGTGAGAATCAAAACCTGCTGTGTAATTGTAACGTCCATACTTCTTTTCTCCATACATAAAAGCGAAAGCCATCTGGTCTAATGCAACTTTAGGATTCAAAGATAAGTCTGGCTTATTCGTATCTAACTTTTTAGCGGTGTTGTTCATTGTATCCACTCCCTGTTCTCCAATGAAAATACTTTTATTTCTTTCTCTTTCAGATAATAACCAACAGCCATAGGCTTGTCAATAACCTGTCCATTAATAGAACAACCTGAATCTACTATACCTACAATCTCTGTAGGCTTTCTCTCATTTGAGAAATGGATCGTTTGGAAGGAGCGGTGTCCCGCTAGACGAAACAATTCCAGAAGGCTGGTTGGCTTGTTGGTCTGCATTTGCTTGGCTCTCCTGTTGTTTAGTTTGCAATTCATTAATAGCATGAAGGTGGGACTCTACCCCCGAGAAGATAAGACGTTCAGCTAGCTTATCGTAATCCAGTTGGTACAGGTTGGCTAGTTGTTGGAAAGCATAGCCTAAGTTATCATACAATGTAAGTCTAACTTTAACTCTAGCTTTCAATGGTTCGTTTTTGTTTGTCATTTACAGTTATCCTTTATTAAATATGAATATAATTAAATCGCCTATGATGTACCCAGTAAAATACCAGATCAGGAATATACCTATAAGGTAGGTTACCTTACTCATTAGTATCTTCTTCTTCTTCTATCGGGACAGGAGATCCATTCGCATCGTATCCCCACTGGACAGGACTTGCATTCTGGTAATCATTAAGATACTCGGTTACTAGTCTATCGAATGCGAAAGTCTTAAGCTCTTCCAAAGTCCAAGACTCAATCAATCTATTCGCCCTACTTAAAGCCGCATCCATTCTAGTTTGCTTATTGTTATTAGTCTCCATGCACACCTCTATTAATTACTGTCATTAAGTTTTGATAAAGCTTCTGCTCTTCCGGAATAACTTTACGATCCGCATTCACTAAAGCAATCTGAGGCTTCAGCGTCTCTAAAGATAACACTAGATCTTGTCCTGTCAACATCTTTTTATTCTCTTGTTTAAGGATATACTTAGCACGTTGACACATCTCCCTAAGGAAAGCTGGACTATAACTTTCCCCTGCCTTTAATGTCTCAAGGAAGTCGGATACTGCTAAGGTATTTCCATCTGTATACCTAGAAAGGATATGGAACATTGCCTCCTTATTCGGAAGCTCTAAGCCTAAGACAGAATCAATACGTCCCGGTCTAAGCATCGCCCTTTCAATCACCTCTAGTTCATTTGTAGTAAAGATATACATTACACTGTTTGACTTATTATCCACGCTGTCCAAAGAGTTAAGGATATCATCTACTGTACTATCCCTTTCTCGATCCTTGAATAGCTTATCAATGTCCTCTACGAATACAATCTTTTTACCTTTCAGAACAGAGAAGTATTCTGTAGCAGTTACAAAATCATGTGCAGTCTTACAATAAAGAAAAGTAATACCTAACTGGTTAGCTAAGTGAGCAGTGTAACTAGCTACGGAACTTTTACCCATCCCGTAAGTACCGTGAAGAAGAACTCCTCTTTTAAATTCGGAATCGGGAAAGTCTGCATGATGGAGGATTGGGGTATAGATAGAATACCCTAATTGATTTGCTACTTCTTTCGAGAAGATAGGTTTATCTTGAATCCCTTGAAAGAAAGAAAGGCCTTCTCTTCTAGATAAACTAATTCCTGCCCCAGTAAATATGTCCAGATTTTTGCTTAAGCTTTGGAGCATACCCATAAACTCTTCTGGGTGTGTGTCCGTATAGATTTGAAAATCTAATCTATTAGGATTATCAACATCCAAATCAAAATGAATTCCTTTTACTCCCCATTTATTCTTATTCTTTATATGGAAAGCTCCGTAGATTCCCGAGTAAAGTGTCCCGTGTTTACTGAAAGATAAACGCTGAGTAAAAGGCTTACCAGAAAAAGGTACCTTATCAATGTCTTCTACTACCAAATTCTCTGAATCAATCCAAGCTTGCAAGCCTAATGCATAAGGATACACAAAGCCTAAGCCTCTACACTTATACCCGCCCTCAACTTTATTAAATTTAAAAGTCATACTTATTACCCTTCTTTTTTATTTGAACCGAGAACAAACAGTGCGACCGAAGTGAATAGCATGGATACTGTAGCTCTCAGGATACCAGAGAACATAGACCCAATACCGAAACCGAAAGCGGCAGCCATAGCCCATAGCATTACTTGTTCCGTACTAATTTGCTGTAACATAATTAGAAATCTCCTCTTTAATTTGAATAAGTCGAGTCGCCCGTACATAATATAGCTCATTATATTTAGGAGTGAAGGAGTGATAGCAAACCCACTCTCTTCCCCTTAACTCTGGACGCTTGGAACATACTTGAATCTTTTGCTTCAAGATTTTCATGTGAGCACGAACCTGCCCTTTAAGTGTACCTAGATCGGAGATAGGAATACCAAAGTCTTGCATGGTCTTAAGGTTGATCTGGAATATTCCGTAGTCTCCCGTATTTGAAACTGCATCCATGCGTAGGCTAGACTCAAGCATCCCGATCTTAATCGAGATAAAAGGATCTAGCCCATACCTTTTAGCTTGCGTGTTTACTTCCTTAGCTAAAGTCTTAGCAAATGTTTTATTAATATAAGGGTTAATCTTTTGAATGTAATCCAGAAGAGGGTCTGCATTCCCTGTAAAGGGAAGCAGTCCTGTAAATAATAAAACAAATAACTTAATCATAAATCCCCCCGTAATGCTAAATACAGAATCAATTACTGAATAAGATCAGGAATATAGATAGGAGTAGAGTAGTCAAAGATAAAGTCTTCCGGACTGATACTCATTCCAAAGATACCACCCACGCTAGCGTCCTTCTTCTCCTGCTCCTCAGCTTTCTCTCTTACTTCCTTTAAGTTAGTAACGAATCCAACAATGTCAAGAAAAGATTTATCTAGCTCGTGAAGGCTGGCTCCAGTATGTAAAGTTTCCAAGGTGTAATGCTTCCAGAAGTCTTCATCAGATACTTTAAGAGTCTGTCTTAAGTCCTTAATAAGAATGTCTTCAAGGTATACAAGGTGGTTAGCTAGACTTACTGCTTCTGTAGGTGTAAGACTTGCGCCAAAGCCAAGGCCAATTCTAACTGGGTGCCAAAGAAGGAATGAATGCTCCATGCTGACACGCTGAGAACAGTGAGAAAGGATCTGGAAAGCAGCACTAGCAGCCCCGTTAAGAACAACGCACCGAACCTCTTTACCTGAAGCTTTAATCTGTTCCATTACTGAGATGAACATAAGGGTGGAATAGACTTCACCCCCCGGACTATTCAGAACAATATCAACTGACTGCACTTCTGGGTTCTTCTGCAGATCGATAAGTTCTTTAATCCGATTCTTCATACTCTCAGGAAAAATAGGTCCCGAAATAATAACTGCAGAGTCTAGATTAACAGTTACGGACTTGGCTTTTCCATAAAGACTGGACCCGATTAGAGCCATTAAAGTCATGGACAACATTACTAATCTTAACATCATACTTACACATCCTTTTCTTGTGGTCCGAATAGATCATCTGGTAAATCCAAATGAGAATCGGAGAATAAATCTTTAGGTACGATAGGACTTGTCGCTGCATTTGTCAAGGTATCGTTTGATACACTTTGCATTTTTAATAAAGCTCGGAACTTTTCCATATCTAGATTAGGGCATGTCTTATTCGGGTTAAGTTCCTTATGTCCAAGGACTTGGCTTTCATTAAGCCCGTACTTTTTTAATAAGTCCTTTACCTTCCTAAGTAACTTAGCTAGTTGAATGGGAGTAGGTTCCTTCCTTCCAACCCAACATATGCCTATAGACTTACCGTTCCACTTTTCCGTATGTGCTCCTACGAAATGCTCGCCTCTTCCCTCCTCTACTGTCCCATCTCTTTTAACAACAAAGTGATAGCCAATGTCTGACCATCCTCTTTTAAGATGCCAGTCCCGTATTTCTTTAACCCCAATGTCCCCCCTAGAATCGGGGGAATCAGAGCAATGAATAATAATTTGATTAGTTCTTTTGCGTTGTTGCATTTTGTATTTTCCTTTATATCATATTATATTTAAATACTAATTCCCTTTTAAATGTAAAGCTGAGGCCATCATATCCGCTGCTACTTTATTATAATAAAGATTCCCTTCCGTATCCTTCACGATATAGCCTTCTTCTATTACACTCTGAAGCCAACGGTTATACCTAGACTTCTCCGTAAGTTGTTCATAAAATTTGAATGCTTGTGTTAATTGACCCTGATTAATCTGTTTCATTTTGTTTTTCCTTCTAAGTTAAAGAATTGAAGAATTTTCTTGTATTTATTAAATGTTTTTAAATCTAATTCAGTATCTTTATGCTTAACTTTCATCCATTCTTTATATGTTTTATTTTGACAACCTATAATAATGTTCTGTGGCGTGAATGTAATATTGTAAGGTTTCATTTGAATATAAATAATATCAGAACTAGAATCAATTACAGCATCCCCACAAACCTTAGCATCCCCATAAACCCTAGCATCCCCATAAACCACAGCATTATCATAAACCCAAGCCTCCCCATAAATCCCAGCATTACCACAAACCCTAGCATCACCATAAACCACAGCATTATCAAAAACCTTAGCATCCCCATAAACCCAAGCCTCCCCATAAACCACAGCATTATCAAAAACCTTAGCATCCCCATAAACCCTAGCATCCCCATAAACCACAGCATTATCAAAAACCTTAGCATCCCCATAAACCCTAGCATCCCCATAAACCACAGCATTATCAAAAACCCAAGCATCGCCATTATGGCTTAGATTGCTTTCCTGTTCAATAAATCCCCCCCTATCTCCAGCTTTTACGTAAAACTTAGGAATATCCCGTAAAGCTTGAATCTGATAAAAACCTTGCGCATTTTTATTATTTGTTAATTTATATTTTAGCATATTACTTCCCTTATATTTCATATTGTTAACATGTTGCAGGTCTAACTGGCCATTCATCTAGTTTAGTGGGACAGGTTGTATCCTCCGGATCTAAAGCTTTGATCATTAAAGCTTGATGCTTTAGCGCTGCTAGAAAGATCAAGCTCAGGATAATAAGTAGCAATGTCCCTAAAAATCTTTTATCACTCATATTTATTTATCCTTAAGTAATTCGTTAGCTTCATACAACTTTTCTAGGTCAACGCGAAAAAAGATATCCCCGAAAGCAGATAGGAACATAAGAATAGGTACTAAAATAATACCCACACAGATAGCGAATAGCGGATAGATCAAATACTTAATCATAAAAATAATACTCCTTTTTGTTTGTATACAAACGAATTAAAGTTCTACTTGGGAATCAATATCTTTAGGCTTTACAAAAGCTCCCGATTTAAGCTGCATCATCAAATCATTTATCTTTTCAAGCGATTCTTGAATACGTTTTATCTTAGCCTGATTCTGCAAAGATAATTCATAAGAGACGCGCGCTTCCCGTTTAATCATACTGATTACATTGTTTTCATTCATTTTTTAAGATCCTTATTAATAATTTGTTTATTCTTTTCGTATGAATCCTTTACTGACTGCATGGATCTGCCATACTTATCTACTTTTCTTTTATTAAGACTAGTATTTCCTGTCAATCCTCTGTCCGGTCGTTTTCTCCAATCATTCCCGTAAGTTCTGACTGCATAAGATATAAAATCAAATACAAGCATATTAAATCTCCTTTATTTTAAATATACGGAACCATTCGAGTCTTCAATAAACACTTCATCTTGTATCTGTGAATCTAACCATTCATCAAATCCCAATTCGTAAGCAATTGGATCTACTTTTCTTAAAGCAGTAGACACTTCATATTCATAAGCCCCAATTTTAACAGGATCATACACAGAATCTAACATTTCATCATACATTTCATACAATTCATGATTAGGTAAATATTTGTTCATATAAATTCCCCTTATAAGTTATATTAATTAATCTCGAATCATCTCCATAGCTACTAGAACAACGCCGACGACTAGTAGGATACTAACCATACCTAGTGAGGCTAGAATAAAGTCCATCCCCGAGCCTACAATTGTTAAGACTTGATCGTTAGTTAATTGCATTTAATTTCTCCCATATTTATTATTTAATTCATTCCATCTGTTGTTTAATTTCTGATTTAATTCTTCCATATCTAAAATTGTCTGGTCTAGTATTTCTACTGTTAATTGTATGTAATTAGATTCCCGCATTATATTATTCCAATAGTTATAACCGCTAGAATCATTCCATGCGTATATCTCAAAGCCTTTTCCGTATATTGTTCTTTGTATCTCCTTTTCCATAGCGGCATATTCGTCGCGGGAATATTCTTCGCTATTAGTATAAATCATTTCTGCATCATACACATTTTCCTGTCGATGCACAGGACTTAAATCTAAAGAGAATTGCATGTTATTGTTCCTCATAAAAATGTAATATTGGTTTTCCTGTTTCTTTGTGTACAATTTCCATAAAACCATTAGCATAGTCATTTAATTCATATTGATTAGGATCACCAATTAAATGTTCTTCACAAAACTCATTAAAATTATCTAATTCTTCTATATTAAAATTAGTTTTATATGTAAAATAATCATTAATGTCGTACCCATCTACTTCATTTCCCCAAACATCTAAAGTGCATATTTTATATAAATTCATATATAATACTCCTATTGTTGTTAATTAATTAAAATATAGAAATTCAACTGTATTTTTATTCAGATACTTATCCCAATAGGCTTTAAATTGTTTAGTTGATTTAAATTTGATTGTACATTCTTGAGATAGATCGTACACCTCTTTTTTACTGTAGATATTTTTATATACGTGTATACCGTTACCTAAATGAATTCGGACTTCAAACGATCCTTTTTTTAATTTGTCACATAAGTCTTTATACGTATTTATTGTCTGCATAAAAGTAACTCCTTTATAGGTTATTGAATATATTAATATACCGAATAATAATACCCGCTATTCGGGTCGTAAGTATAAGATAGGTCAGTACGCTGAATTAAATCACCATCTACAAGGCGAAATGTCCCACCTAGAACATACCCATCCAATGGATCCGCTGTATAGATTAATTCTGCCTTCCTATCGCTATTCACGAGAAGAATTGATTCTTGGTCAAATTTGCTCGCTAATCGAATTAATTGTGTTAGACTGTCCGATCTATTTAAAATCACCACAAAAGATTCCTCTTTTTGATTTTTATAGCGCCCCTCAACCTTTTTATAAGCGTACCCATTAGACTTAAGGATTGATTCCAATTCATCTGTAAACACGCTATTCTGCATAGGGTTGTTGGAACCGCGCTCTGCTGATAGGATAACGAATTCAGGCAGTGATTGACTAATTGACTGTTTATTATACATTTGTGCCCCCTTATGATTTATAAATACGTTATTGCACTGGATCTCATCTACTATACTCAATGAATCATTAAATATACATTGCTTATCGGCTAATTTTAAAAATACTTAAGCAAAACTTACATTAAATTAAAATATTCTTTGCAAAACCGGTACGCTTGAATACAAGCTTTTAATTTTATTTTATATCCCCGTTAATAGCTTTAATAATAGACACTAACTCACCTAGTATTGATTGTTTAAAGTATTTGGATTGTCAACACACTTAATAATACTAATCAATTCCCCTGTTAATCTATTCTCCCACACATTAGATCCTTGAATAGGGTAAAATTCCGCTGCATACAATTGAGCTGTCAATTGATGCTTGAATAGATGGACTAGGACGGACTCGTCTACTGCTAGCGTTATACGGTTAAGGCGGTTAAGATAGTACATAAGTTTACTCCACTGTTAAGGTTAAAGTTAATTAAACGTTAGGCTACTCGATAGATTAAGTTATATTGAGGCCTTAATTCATTAATCTGCGCTAACACGTCTAGACTGGGCTCCTTAATTGTAAGCACAGTGTTACCGTGAGATAAGGTTAAATGAACAAAAGCATCAAGATTATAGATTGACTTAATTTCGTACCCTTCAACCCGTAAAGTGTCGACTAAAATTGTTATTTGCTTATTCATATTTGATCCTTTATTTTTATAAGCTGGAACGGTTACAGCTTATATTATATTTATCGGCTGTTTTTTGGAAAACTTTAGCTTTATTTGAATTATTTTTTTACGCTCAATCGGATATTTATATAGATATTAGATCTAATCGACCCCGATTCAAGGGATAGGCTAGGTATCCCCTGATCGGGACAACGCATTAAATCGAATTTTAGAGCTTACACGAAATCAATGGGTTATCCACACTACAATGGGTTACACACAGGTTGGCCGGTCGGTCAAGTATACACAGGGAAAGGGAAAGTCACCCCCCCACACACATCCCCACACAGGCTACGCACACACGAGGGAAGAGGAATAAGAAGGGTACAAGTGGGTTTAAATTAGGAGGGAGGAAGAGAATTTAACCTAAAAAAAATTCCCAGTTTAGGTAGTCTGTGAAGTCATATATTAAAATAATGACAGAACGAACCTAAAAAAAATGGGAGGTCTTATAAGTCAAGAACTTACGTCAAATCCTTAGGGGGCAAACAAGGGAGTTGCCCTCGCTTAAACATAAAAAAAAGAGACGGTAAAGTCCCCTTAATAAAATCTGCGCCGTAATACATTAAGCTAGGCTAAGCTTAGGTTGGTTATTGCTTTACTTCTTCTCTTATGCAACAAGCTAAGAAAAAGCCTTATAGATTAATACTATACTATACCTTGACCTAAAACCAGGTAAGCACAGTGCGTTGAAGTACACTTACCTGATAACTACTACTTCACTTAAAAGAAAACCAACCCCTAGCTATAGCTTAAGCCTTAGCTAGGCAAAGAAAAGAAAAGATATATACTTTATATCATAAATTTAATCAAAATGCAACAACTTTTTTGTAAGGTACTAATCTTCTGTTAAATTACCTATTGACATCCCAAGGACATTCATGTATCCTGGCTTATATGACTGAAATAATGATTGAATTCAATAAAGCTTTACCTTATAAAGTACTAGTATCCTTACTGAATAGTGACTTGCCGGGTGTTATATGGAACTCGAATAAGGCAGTGATTGATATCAGTACCTGCGCAAAAGCTTTAAAAGTCAAAGCTTTACGTTTAAAGAACTACCTAATCTACCTGAATCAGATAGGTTTAATTAATTTAGAGAAGGCAGAAGGCTCAGCTTGGGTCCTATCAGTTAAACCATTAAAGAACTATATTAAATAAAATGCACTCAATTAACAAATTAAACGATTTATTAGATCAGGTGGTATTCCTCCCTTCCCCCGAGCAGCGGCGCATTAAAGCGGCGTTCTGGGCCTTATACGCGGATATGGGTACTCAACCTATCACCCTGTCCCTAGCCCAGACCCTTACAGGGGAGTCCCGGTTAAAGGCTTGGTGGGGCTTACCGGGTTTTCGTGAATGGTTTCTTAACAAGGATGAGTTCCGGCAGCGGGTCGAATACCTAGCCCACTTAGCCCTAGATACTGCCGAGGAGATCCTTTCAGACCCTAAGGCTAATCCATCAGCCCGTGTTAATATGGCTAAACTTATGGTAGAGGTTGCGGGTAGAATGCCGAATAAATGGGAACAGAAGAAGTTTGCTGATGACTTTATTAATAAAATGAGTAAAGATGAACTTAAAGCTTACCTGGAAAAGGTAGGAGTAAAGTATTTAAACGACCCTAATTTAAAAAAGGAAGATAAAGAAGATGTCCCAACAAATTAATCAAAGCGCAAGTAAAATGTCAGCTAGAGGCGTGGTTATTCCAGCTAGTCAATCCGACGCTGTAATCTCTGTACCCTCTTTCGGTATCGCTATGAATAGCCGAGATCTGCTTAGAGTAGATGTCCTTGTTGGACGGTCCGTAGCAGCTACGGGTGTTACCGTTAGTTTGCAGGACAGCTCTGGAGCGGGTATCTGGAGAAACGTTAAAGACTCTTCCGCTATCTCAGCTTCCACAAATAGGACTCTTACTCCTGACTCAGCTACCGACATTTTTACAAGCGTAGGTCACGGGTTCACCTCAGGTCAAGCAGTAGCCCTTTACACTACAGGAACTTTACCCGTAGGACTAGACTCAAGCAAAATCTATTACGTTAAAGTTTTAGATGCAGATTCTTTCCAACTTACTGCAGTCCAGAACGATGGTATTATCACCGATATTACTAGTGACGGTACAGGTACCCTTACAGCTTCCGCTGTACGTGTAGTATCTTTAACTATCAACAATGCAGTCTCTGGTGACCAAGCCCTTATCCCTATTAAATCTCAATGCCGAGTTGTAGCGGATACTGGAGCAGGCGACTCCCTTCAAGTTATGGACGTTAGAGTAGAAGCTGGCACTTAATCTTTAGTATAAAATAAACCCTTTTTCCGGATAATTTATACTAGAATGAGTACTCCCACAGAAAATGATAAGCTTATAGCCGCAGCGGTTGCCCGGCTTAAGCGTATTGAGAAGACTGAGGACTTTGACCCTAACAGGCCAGGCTCTCGGCCTAATGCTACTCAGCAGCAATTCTTTGATGACTTGGATAGGCATACGTTTCGCTACCTAAGGGGTGGTAACAGATCTGGAAAAACCCAAACTGCAGCTAGAGAAGTTGCTTGGATCCTAACTGAAACTCACCCAAAGTGGAAAAGACCTACCTATTGGGGAGAACAAAAGTTACTCATCCTGGCCCTAGGTCAAACTACTCAGCAGATTCGCCACACTATGTGGGAAAAGGTTAAGGCTTACCTAGAGCCAGGTACCTATAAAGAGAATTTTGCAGGTATTGTTCTCCAATCGGTAGAGTATCTACCTAACGGAAATAAAATAGTCTTTATCTCGCATAATAACCCGAATGAAGCTAGAAAGAATGCTCAATCTTACGGAGCACACTACGTATGGTTGGACGAGATGCCCGGGACCGCTGAATTAGTAGAAGAATTGCATAAACGTATCCTGGATACTAGGGGTCACTTCGTAGCAACCTTTACCCCTAAAGTTATTAACGATAAAATTAAGAGAATGGTTGACGCTACTCACGAGCCCTACGGGAAAGTGTACAAGCTTCATACACTCCTTAACCCAATATATGATGAGGAAGATAAAAAGAAAATTATCGCCTCGTTCGCAGGCCTTTCCGATACCCAGCGCCAAAACTCTTTGGAGGGAGACTGGCTGGTTGGTGAGGAAATGGTCTATGCGTGGGATTACGATAAGATGTCCCGACCTTTACCCGAGCATTATCACAAGGGGTGGAGACACTTACTGTCAGTAGACCCTGCTCTTAAATCTAAACTAGGTTTAACTTTGTGGGGAGAGGACCCAGAGTCGGGAGTCTGGCACCTAATCCTATCCAAGTACATTACAAACGTGTATGTACCTACGGAAATTGTTACTACTTGCGAAAACCTTGTGAAAGGCTATAACATTTGTAGGCGGGTTTCCGATGTGGCCCCCTTCTATACAGAGACGGCCAGCAAGATGGGGTTTGTCTACATAACAATACATAACAAGGCCCATAGAAAAGGCGAACTTATTAAAGGTTTGCAACAAGCTATGGGTAGTCGAATCAATATCCCAGCCTGGAATGAAGACTTTATCCAGGAGATTACAACTTGTAGGTGGGCTGAAGGATTCCAGGGGGATAAGATAGTTAATTCCTCCTCCTTCCACCTAATTGATTCAGCTCAATACGCAGTAGACCTATTCCCTAAGTTCGAGAAGCAACAAAGTCACAGAAACTTTTATGCTTACTTAGTAGAGGCAGATGATAAGCGTAGGGCGAAAGAGAAGATGCAGAAGAATGGTATGTCAATTCAGAAGAATGGTATAGTTAGAGTTAAACGTGGGGCCCGGCGTGGCTACCTTTTAACAGGAAGATAACAAAATGGATAAGATAAAGCCTGGAACTCTTAAGATTATTATTAAAAAGACAGAGTCTGTCCCTACTCGGGATAACTACAGACCCAAGCTTACCCTTTCCGATTTAAGGGAGCAGGCCGAGGATCATATGATCATGTTCCGACAAGGAAAAGAATCCTATTGCCTTAAAAAGTTAAACCAGATAAAGTCTTTATTAGACAAACTACCTAGCCCCACAAAGGCTAGTCAAGAGCTTAGTAGGGATATTGAGACATTTTTAGCAAATCAGACCTCATCTTCTTATAAAAACGACGGTCGAAAGGAATAATATAAAATGGCACGAGTAATTATATGGGATGCAGCCCAAGCTAAAAAAGAATTATTCAAGCGTTTAGACTATGCTAAAAGACAGCGTAGATATCTTGAGCAAAACTGGCAAATGGCTGAGAATACAGCTTACAGGACTAGTAACTTTGTAACTAACATTGGCTCTAACCCCCTGGATGGTACACGGAACCAATTCGATTCAGTAGATAATAGTTCGGCAGACATTGGAGTTGCTTACGCATTCAAGAACCTTAGATTCATTCACGCTCAACTATCTAGTAACCCCCCATCTGTCCTTATGCGTCCAGCTACTTCAGATGTAGAGGACAAATATAAAGCGGAAACTGCAGATAAGCTTTGCAGGTATGCACTTCGTAAGTATAAAATTCAAGAGTACACTGACCTAACAGGTCTTAATACCCTACTTTACGGTACGGGCTTTCTTAAACTTATCTGGGACAGTGAACTTGGTGAGCCTTTGGAGGAGGATGAGAATGGGGATATCGTTACGGAAGGTGATATTTCCTTCTCCGTCGTCTCTAACTGGGATGTTTGGTTGGATCCAGATGCGAACCACTGGGAAGATGTAAGATACTGCTGGATTAAATTCTCTATTCCTTTAGAGGAGGCGAAGTTTAAGTATCCAGATAAATTAGATATGCTTCAAAAGTTCCGTAAGAGTTCTGGAGACACTCCTTCCGATGGATCAGCTTTAGATAACACTGCCCCTCAAGAAGAAGTTGTAGAATTTTTTGAATACTGGGAAAAAGGCTTACCACTTAACGGTTATCTAGGGCGCTACGCTGTATGTCTCCCTGATGGTACTCCTATTGAAGAGGTTAAACCGAACCCCCATAGATTCAAGACTAAGGGTAACTTCGAACTAGCAGAACTTCCTTTAATCCCTTTCACAGATGTAGACGTTCCAGGAAAAGTTTGGGGTAAATCAGCAATTGATTACGTAGCTCCAGTCCAGGATACTCTTAATCGTTTGGATACTGTGATGCTAGATAACATTCAAGCTCACGGTGTAGCTAGACTTATTCTTCCTGAAGGAGCAGAAATTGCAGACGGCTCTATCACTAACACTCCTTGGGATATTATTAAAGTAACTGGAAACTCTGGTGCATTTCACATGTCTCCTCCTCAAACTATGCCAGCTATGTCTGAACTCCGCGCACAGATGCGTGTAGGCATTGATGATATCTGGGGTGTTAACGACGCTATGATGGGCCAGGTACAAAGAGAAACCTCGGGTAACAGTATGCAGTTTGCTACTAACCAAGGTAACATGATTCGTCACCGCTTATTCAATAAATACACAATGTTTGTAGAACAGCTTTACAGGACATTCATCAAGCTAGTTATTCGTCACTGGACTACTAAAAGAACTATTCAAGTTATTGGTAAGGAAAGGGCGTTATCGAGTATCGATATTAAAGGTGCAGATGTCGATGGGGGCTACGACATTGTAGCTGAGTACGGACAAAGCTTCTCCCTTGATCCTTTAACTAGGAAGCAAGAGATTATGCAGATGGCTCCCTTTATTGAGAAGGCTGGACTTCCTCCTAGGTATATCCTTAAGATGTTCAAACTTGCGGATATGGAAGGTATCATGGATATTCAGCAGTTAGCTGAAGATCGCCAAAGAGAAATTATTGAGCGTATGATTGCCTTTAACATCCTTATTGAGCCTCAGCCTTTCGAGGATCATGAGAATATGCTTGCGGCAGCTTTAACTTACCGAATGACTAAAGAGTTCCAGAACCTCCCTAAAGAGAAGCAGGACCTTATCCTTCAGCACATCCAGTTAAGAGTGAATGCAGCAGCGGCAGAGAAAACTGGGCAGCAGCCAGGGCAGATTCCCCCTCCAGGACAGGAACCGGGACCTACCCCTACAGGCCAAGTTCCGGGACCAACCCCTCCCGGAGAACCTAATCCAGTAGAAGAAGCGCAAAAAGATCAGACATTACAAGAGGGTACAGGACCCCAAACTATTTAATAAGAATTCAGCCTTTATAAAAAAATAGTGCTTGACTTCCTGTAACATATTGAGTATATTCAACATATATAAACATCCATAGGCATAGGTGGAATACCCATAGTCGGGCTTCCTACCAGAGCCAGGAATAAATACCTATCCTTTATTAAAATAAAAGGACGGTAAAAGAAAGGTAGTTCATCATATGAACGTATCAGGACTAAGTCCAGTGGCACAAGCTGCTGTAGACGCGATGAGTAAGGGCGAAGACTTAAGCGGCGTAGCAGAAAAAGCGGGAATGGACCCATCCAGTCTGGCAACAGAGGACGGTTATTCTAATCAAGGGCAGGAGCCGGAAGCGGATTTAACAGATCCGATTGACACAATCCGAGATCCAGACCAAGAAGCGGAAGCCACAAAGGTTAAAGGATCTAATTCGAGTGGGGACGTTCGAAAACAAGATCCAGGTAAGCAAGGTTCTAAAGATATCGAAGAGATATTTGTTACAGACCATCAAGGTGTTCGACGCAAAGTTGCTATCGATTTCTCTGATAAAGAGAAGACCAAGAAAGCTTATGAACTCGCCGCAGGTGCTAGGAAATGGCAAGTTGAAAGAGATCAACTCGCTAAAGAGCTTAAGCCTACAAAAGAAAAAGCTCAACATTTCGACACTTTGAACCAAGCATACGAGAAGGGCGGATTAAAAGCTCTAATCGAAACGGTTGAAGGTAAGGATGGATTCGAGAAACTTATCCAAGCAGAAATTGCTAGGAGACAAGCTTTCGAGGATGCTACTCCAGCGGAACGTAGAGCAATGGAACTTGAAGAGGCTAAGAAGGCTGCAGAAGCTCGGGCTCAAGAGATTGAAGCTAAACTTAAAGAGACAGAGGAAAAAACCCTTGCTCGCATGGAACAAGCTGAAATCAGAAGTACTCAAGGTTTTGTTGATCGCGTATTTGATAAGTACCGATTTGAGGGAACACTTGGGGACCCAGAGAAGGAAGCAACCTTGGACGATCTCGTGTGGACTAAAGCACAGAAAGCATTCGAAGCTTTTCCAGACGATCAGGAGATTCCGACCGCTGTTGTTGAACAAGAATTCCGTAAGGCCGCAATGGCAGTACGTAAACTAATCGACAATGTAGCAGAGAAGCAGACTGAAAAGATTATCCAGAAGAAAAAGCAAGCAACTGCAGAGAATGTCCAGAAGAAGACCATGAGTGGATACAAGACTAACTCTCAAGCTGATGACGCTAAGAAGTTGTTACGCAAGGGAGATATGATGAGTATCTTAACGAACTGGGATGAATATAAAAAGTATTTCTAATATTCGTGTAGTATTGAATACTTAAAGTAAAACAAAAAACCAGTATGTGGAAATGGTTTCAACATACTAACAAAAATAGGCCTAGGATGGGCTTATAAATTAAAACACAAGGCTTAGTAGCAGACATTCGGTTACCCCGAATTAAGTAGTGAACAGGGTGTAAAATTAAGGAATAGTTAAATACTATGGTAGCTTTCAGCAACATCGACCAACTCAGACTTGGTAACCTCCTCCAGATTCAATTCACGGATGGAGTAAGAAATCAGATTTCTTCTGATTATCGTGACTTCGAATATGTAATGCGTCAAAAGGCAGACGAAGCAGCAGCTCGTGAACTCCGTTTCATGATCCAAACTTCTTACGGCCCAGCGGCAGCTCAATACATGTCTCCTGGTCAATCTAACGCACAATTCCCAGCAGCTCAACAGTCTACAGTTTCTGAGAAGACTGCTAAGTTCAAGGAAATTGCAGTAACAATTCAACTTGAGTATAACTTGTATGACCGCGCTCGCCAGAGCCCTAAGTACATGGCTCCACTTGCTTTGGAAATCCAGAACAAGTCTATGGCAGCTAAGCGTCTCGTTTCTCGTGACTTCCACGGTGACGGTACTGGAGTTGTTGGAACAGTTTCATCTGCTGCAGACGATGCAGTTAATGAGCAAGTTACAGTAACTTTGTCTGCTAGTTCTACAGCTCGTGGACATGTTGGTTTCTTCGAATACGGTGACCTCCTAGTTTGTAAGCAAGCTTCAGGTTCTACACGTAACCCAACTTTGGGTTCAGGTACATTCTACGCTTACCGCGTTAAGAATAAGATCCGTTTGGCTAACCAAGTAGTTGTTGAGCCAATCGATTCATCTGGAAACGTTCTTGACCTTACTTCTTCTGGAATCGTAAGTACAGACGTATTCTACAGAATTGGACAATTCCTAGCTGCTGATACAGCACTTAACTTGTCTTCTATCTCTGACTACGGTACAGCTTCTATCGTTATGGCTGGTATCGAATCTTTAGGCGCTAACGATGGCCGTACAGTTCACGGAATCACAATGAGTGGTGCAACTGCAGGTTCTCGTTTGGATGCAAACGGAGACCAAATTGATACACGTCACATCCAAGCTGCTCTTTCTCAAGGTAAGTTGGCAGTAGGTCCAGAGGCTTATAAGTGGAAACTTATGTCTATGGCTCCAGAAACTGAAGATGCATTGATTAACGGTCGTGAGACTGATCGTAGATTCATCTCTGTTGAAGACAAGACACGCGGTGTTCGGTACTTCGCTTACCAACATGGTGGAGATACTCTAGAGTCTTATACTACTGAGTACGTTTCTCCTCAGCGTATCTGGATGCTCCCAGAAGGATCAAACAAGCAACGAGTTCTCGAATTCCACGGAACCGACTTCAAGACAGTTAAGGGCGAAGGAATGAATTCTTTCCACCTAGTTCCAGGATCTAACGGATACTTGAATGCAATGGTTTCTTTCCTCAAGATGAACGGCGTTCTTATCGCGAATCATCCAGCAGCTATCATCTCTATCGGTAACTTCTCTAATCAGACCTAATCTGATTATAGTTATCCTTGATAGCTATTCTAGTGCCTTTTAAGCTGTACTCAGCGATCCAGTATCGTTTGAGTACAAACTTAAAATAATCCCCATAAATTGGCGGGGATTACAGGATTGATCCTACTCCTGTTAAAAAATTAGGATCATTTTTCCTAGGGATTGAGATCCACGACTAGTCCTATGCCCCAGGTAAATTATTAACATATAGTCTAAAAGAAAGTGAATATAACATGGCAATTTCAAAAGCAGATCAGCTAGCACAGGCCGGTCAATACCCTTCAAAAGAATTAAACAAAAGAGAGCAAAAAGTTCTTCAGGTTGCAGAAAGTTTCTCTCCAGCAGTTCCTGGTGACTGGGAAACAGCTCCTACTACTCAAGATGAAGCTTTGGATGCATTAGCTGCAGCCGGATCTTCTATTATGGCTGTATCTACAGTCGAGTGGGATTTCTCTGTAGACGGTGGCGCGGTAGGAAATATTAACCTAGGAGTTACTATTCCAGATAACGCACTTTTAGTAGAAGTAGTTAGGGATGTCCTAACAGCTCCAACAAGCGGAACTTCTACTGGAACTATCCAACTTAACGTACCTACGGATGGTGCAGTTGATGCAAGTTTGACTGCTGATGGTGCAGCAGCTTCAGCAGCTACATTCGATACAACTCCTCTTAAGCTTTCAGCAGCTAGAGAACTTCGCGTAACTATTGGTACAGAAGCAATCACTGCTGGTAAGATCAAGTGGTTTGTTCGGTACATGAAGAGCATCTAATACCTTTTAATCTCCCGATTACTCTTTAGGTCAATGACTGGCCTAAAGGGTGTAGGGCCCTCTTCTGATATATGGGACGAAAAGAAAATGGCTACCACCTTATCTAGGTACCTCCGGTTACGTATTGACAGTAACCTGACTTCCAACTCAAAATATAATTTGGAGAGAATTGATCTTCTCGGATCAACTTTCTCAGTTTCCCAGAACGATGACGTAAACATAAAGTCTCGGGCTGATATTAACCTTGTTCCCAACTCTGCAGATATTGGAGGCTCAGGCCTTGGCGGAGACATTAACCTCGGGGAATCAGGTAATCCTTTATCCAATGTAAACATCTTTGCAGATAACTTTAACTTATCTGGCTCCTCCCTTAATATCCTTGACTCGGCTACGGGCGGGAATAAGAATCTTAAATTCGCATATCAGTCCGATCTGAATGGCCCTGTTGACACGGCTGCAGATCGGATTTTGACTTTTGACTTGGACGGCTCTGACCGGGATTTAATCCTGGGTGGAGACTTGTCTATTCTTTCCTCTGGATCCGCAGTAGCCCTTACAGCTACCGGACCTACGAATGTAACTCTTCCCCTTTCAGGTACTTTATCTACCTTAGCGGGAACAGAGACACTAACTAATAAAACTATATCCGGATCTAATAATACAATTTCTGGATTAACTAATTCAAGTATTGCTCCTTCCGCAGGCATAGTATACAGTAAGCTTGATCTATCTAATGGGATTTTGAATGGAGATATTAACTCTTCAGCAGGTATTGCATATAGCAAACTTAACCTATCTGGTAGCATTACCAATTCTGATATCCAAAACAGTGCGGGAATCACCTACTCCAAACTTAGCCTTTCTAATTCTATTCAGGGATCTGATATTGCCTCTGGGGCTAATATTGCTTATTCTAAACTTAACCTCTCATCTAGCATCCTGAATTCAGATATCTCTGCTTCGGCTGCCATATCTAGATCTAAGATTGCTGCGGGGACTCCTAACCGGGTTATCCTGAATGATGGTTCAGGTAATTTATCCGAAACAGCAACATTATCAACAAACCTAGGCGGGACAGGCGTTTCCGGTTCAGCTGTATTCCCGACTTCAGGTACGGTTGTAACTGAGACGGGTACTTCTACTCTTACTAATAAAACTATTTCTGGATCAAGCAATACCCTATCAAATATTGCTAGATCATCTCTCCTTCTCACGGGAGAGCTGGTCAACTCTGACATTAATGCCTCGGCAGCGATTGCTTATAGTAAGTTAAATCTTACTGGTAGTATAGTGAATGCTGATGTATCTGCGTCAGCAGCCATAGCTGGAACTAAGATAAGTCCTAACTTTGGTAATCAGTTAATTCAAACTACGAATGATATTAA